GGCTACGCCGGGTGGAATACAATGGAGCAGTTGCGTGAACTCGAAACGGGCGTGAAACAGGTCCATTAGGAGGAACAGATCATGGAATACAGAGTCGATAACATCAACGAAGCCTTCCCCATTCTGTGGCATCGCATGTGGAGCAACGACGGCATCGTCGTCAAGCAGTCTCGCAACGGTCCGGTCCGCATGGCGGTGGAACCCGTCACGACCATCTTCACAAAGCCGCGCGAGCGGGTGCTGTTCGACAAGGTGAGGGACTGCAATCCGTTCTTTCACTTCTTCGAATCCATCTGGATGCTGGCGGGGCGGAACGAAGTCGCTTGGCTGGCGAAGTTCAACAAGCACATGATGGATTTTTCCGACGACGGCGTGACTCTGGTGTCGTCCTACGGCTACCGCTGGAAGGAAGTGCTGCCGACGATCATCGAGATGCTGCGGAAGGACCCGGACACGCGCCGCGCCTACATCCCGATCTTCCAACAGGCGGATTGCTTCCTCACAGGGAAGGACATCCCGTGCAACGTCGGCATCGCCTTCTACGTTGTGAACGGCGCGTTGAATATGTCGGTCTTCAACCGAAGCAATGACATGATCTACGGCGCGTATGGCGCGAACGTGGTTCACTTTTCGTTCCTGCAGGAGTACGTCGCGCGGGCGCTTGGACTCAAAGTGGGATACTACGCCCAGATCAGCAGCAACTTCCATCTCTACACGGAGTTCGATGTCACCAAGCGGATGATTGGAAAGATCGCTCCCGGACCAAAGAATCTATATGAGCAAGACATCAAGCCTTGCCCGGTCCCGGTCCTCGAGGACGCTTCGGAGATCGCGGCATGGCAGGACGACGCTGCTTGGTTTATCGACGTTTTCACCATGCAGGCGGGGCTTCAGCCCTACCTTTGGAAGACGCAGTTCTTCGAACAGGTTGCCGTTCCGCTCTACGAGACGTGGTGGACTTTCAGGCAGAAGGATACCGAGGCAGCCATGAGCATTCTGAGGCTGGAGATGCAGCCATGCGATTGGAGCTATGCCGCATTGCAATGGATTAGGAACAGATTAGAAGCAAGTGGAGAGCAACCATGAGCGAAGACTATAATAACCGGACGAAGTTCCTCGCCAGGAGGGTTCTGTTCTGCTATGACGCGGGGCAGGTCCGTCGCTGGCACACCAAAGGCTATGTCATCCGCGAGGATAATGTGGCGGCGCATTCCTGGGGTGTGGTGATGTGGATCCTCATGCTGCATCCCAATCCTTCTACATCCCTGCTGCGGGCGGCGGCAACGCACGACGTTCCCGAATTCCTGACTGGCGACATGCCCCGCTGGGCCAAGCAGGAAAATCCAAAGCTGAAGCAAGAGCTTGATCTCGCCGAGGCTGCGATATCTAAGGAATGGGGATTCATAACCGAGGAGAATCTTACGCTGGACGACCGGCAATGGCTGAAGGCGGCTGATCTTTTCGATGCGTGGATGTTCATTCGCCAGAACCTGCTGGCGGGGAACCTGCACTTGAAGGACTCGTACTGGAAGGCTTTGCATGAGTTCGATAACATAAGCGTGCCCGAGGAGATCGAAAGAGTCTATCAGTATATCCACAATCAAACAGCGGGAGTCAAGACATGACCGACACGAAGCGCGCCAATACTTATCAGGTTGGCGGGGATCACTATTCCCAGGCTGGGAACTATCAGCATTGGGATCTCGTCGAGTCCTACAACATCGGGTATCTGGAAGCATTGGCGACCAAGTATCTGGTGCGTTGGGACAAGAAGGGGATCCCGGTCCAGGACCTGCAGAAGGCTCTGCACACCGTGGACAAGCTCCTTGAAGAGATAGCGATGAACGAAAGGGAGAACCGAGCGGTTCCGATCCCGGATGCCAGCACGGTTGGACTTTTCTGCTCGGCGAACAAGATCCCGAATCCGTCGGTATGCAGAGCCATCGAATTGCTGTATCGTTGGCAGGCAAGCGACGATGTTCGAGAAGCGCGCGGCCTCATAGCCGAGCTCTTGGATGAGCAGCCGTCGCAGCGCCTGCTGAGGGAATACGACAGCGGGGGAAGGAAGGTCCGGACGGATGGTCAAGAACATCCATTCGGATTCGATGCAACGGAAGAAGGGGTAAGTGATGACGACAAAGACAAAGCCGCCAGCGGTGCCGATCAAAAGGTATGGGAGGCTCCCGGGGCGTCTGGCTCTGAAGACCGAAAGGATCCAGAGCCTTCGAGCGGACAAGATTCCAGTAGCTCAAATAGCGGAACAGATGGGAGTGTCTAGGCAGGCCATCTACGCTCACATTTGGAAAAGCGAGCCGAAATGAACTTTCTACGATCGCCAGCGTTCCCACAGCAGGACGAAGTCTACGAGCGGATGATCTACAAGAAATACTTCGCTTTGTACTCCGATCTGGGCACGGGCAAGTCCTACATGCTGCTGCGCGAGTTCCTGGTCATGTGGATGACTGGCGTCGTAGACGGCTTGCTGATCATAGGGCCGGTGGATGCACACCGGCAATGGATAGAGCGGGAACTGCCCGCCACATCCGATCAGGAGTGCGTGACGGCAAGCTGGCCCGAAGAGCCGCCGATGGAAAGGACCTCGCTGCCACGCATCTTCACCATCTATCCCGAGGCGTTCCGGCGCAAGCAGATACCGCCCCCGCGCGCACCGGGCGAAAGCGTCGCCAATCTCAAGGCCCGCCGGAAGCTCTGGCGAGCCAAGCAACGCAATGCTCTGAAGAAGCTCGAGAAGTTCTTGCAGAGCGGGCGCATCGGCTGCATCGTAGATGAAAGCCAGATGATGATGCATGTGAAGTCCAACACGGCGAAGACGCTGCGGTCGCTCAGGGATCACGCTGTCTACCGCCGCATCGCGTCCGGGTATCCCGCTCCCGGCGGGCGCTTGGAGCTCTACTATCCGCAGTACACATGGCTCTCGCCCAACATCTTGAAGTGCGGAACCTTCAGCGACTTCAAGATCCGCTACTGTGAGACCGGCGGCTTCAAGGGCAAGTCCATCGAAGGCTACATCAACGAGGACGACTTCAAAGAACGGATCGCTCCATATACCTACACGGTGGAAATCGAAGACTGCATGAAGATGCCAGAGCGGACATGGCTGGAATTCGATGTCGAGCTAACGCCGCAGCAGGCGAAGATCATCAAGCAGATCCGAGACGAGTTCATGGTCGAGCTTAAAAAGAAGACGTTGTTCATGCCCATGGTGCTGCAACGCCTGACCCGAATCCAACAAGCCGCCTGTGGATTCCTGCCCTACGAATTGGACGAGGATGCGGAAGGCAATCCCGAGATTCGCTTGGAGTGGATACCCGAATTGCGGACCAAGGCGCTGGAGAACGTTCTCGAGCGCACGCGCGGCAAGGTGATTGTCTGGAGCCGCTTCTCGCCCTGCACGGAACGGTTGGTGAAGCACTTCAACAATCCGAAGATGATCAAGCGGTTCGGCGGCTACGCCTTGAAGTACAGAGGGGGAATGACCCGCGAGGAACGGGCCGACAGCAAGGAACGATTTATCAAGGACCCGAAGGCCAAGATCATCTTCGCCCAGCCCAAGAGTGCAGGCACCGGGACAGACGGCTTTCAGCACGCCTGCCGGTTCATGTATTACTGGAACAACTCGTATGACTCTCAGCATCGGCGGCAGACAGAGCGAAGAGTCTGGCGCTTGGGCCAGTCCAAGGCCGTGGTCTATGGCGACTTCATCGCGCAGGGAACCTACGATTCTCGTATCCGCACTGTCTTGATGCAGGGACAGAGAATGGCGGACAATCTGCATCGGGAACTGGCAGCGTGGAAGCAGGAGGAATGAACATGGAGAAATACGTGATCGTGATCGTGACCAGCCGGGACGGGGCAGTCCTGGGTTCGTTCAAGGCAGAGATGCAGGAGTTGGATACCGATCCGGATGTCTACAGGGAAATCGAGGATCTTGTAGAGTTCCATTTCGACATTGAGGCTATTCCAAAGACCTGAGAACTTCGCGAATCTGTAAAAATCATTTAGCTATCCGCCCCGCCCTGCGGTATGTATCGGGGCGGGTGGCGCTTCGCCATCCGCAAACCGCCCGGTGAGGGCAAGGAGGCTGATATGGCAAAGTTGAGTGTTGTGAAGGGCAGCAAGACCGCAACGTCGGTCATCGGCAACCGGATTTACGCCTTCGCGCGTGAGACCAAGGGCTGCTGGGTCTATGCGTGGGCGGACGCCCCCGATGAAACGCCCGACTGGGCGAAGAAGTGGTACATCCTCAAGGCCGACTACCCCGTCAAGCCCGGCGATCTTCTCGACATCACGATGGCCGTCTAACGGGCGGCTGGTGACGGTGAGAGCGCCTGCGGGCGCTCGATCCGCCAGCAGCCGCTGGAAACGCCCGGTGAGGGCAGGAGGTAGCATGTTCATCGTATCAGTCAGCTATAAGAGCCTAGGGCCGCGTGGATATACCACGACGGACCCGTGGCTCGCATGGCAGTGGTTCTTCAGTGCCATAAAGGACGGAGATTCGGCGTGCGTCCAAAAGGTCGTCCCGGCCG